GTTCCATCACAAACGGCTATTAACCCGTTATGGCTATAGAAAGGAGGTTAACATCGGGCCAGAATTGGGTCCAAAAGCTTGCCGACCTCATCTTCGCTCAAAGGCGAAAGACCGGGTTTTCCCGGCCTCCTAAGAACGATAGCGGTTACACCCGTTGGTGCTTCCCGCACGTCACGTAGACCGACAACCTCCAAGGTCGCGGCACTCTCTAGTAACCTGGTATGACTCAGCCAGTCCTTCAACATGGACGGCGTAAAGTAAGCTGGCTCCTTACGGAGATCAACTATCTTTCGCGGCGTCTTTCGAAGTCGGACTTCCGAGTCACCAGCTCCATTAAGCAGTGCGACTCTATATCCAATATATTCAGGGATACGAGTCATCACAGCTCGCTCCGTCAAAGTTTTCGACGGAACCACCAAATACGGAGACCACAAACAGGCCTCAACGCCGTATGCAGGGTGACCCACGAGGAAGGATTCCTTAGGGATCAGCTTTAGCAGGTAAGAAAATAACCCGCGATAAGCGCTCGCCGGGATTGGCGACCGAACTGCAACAGATTGCATGACATTTACATATTTGTTTATGTCACACACGGATCGTATTGGTTTCTTGATGTAGAAAGGACGGACGTTCTGTCCCCAGAAATAATCATGACCGCACGACTCACGAAATGGTCCTGAAGTAAAGGACTTATCGCGATTGAGCTTAAAACCTAATAGCTCAAGTGCCTTGATTACGGCAGGTGCCGCTTTCTTAACTACGATCAGATCATCTCCATACGCTCTCCACTTCTTCCACCTCAGCCCCGCACCCTTATAGGTGTGCAAAATGATAGCCGAGTAGATAATAGTTTGAAGGGAAAACGTGATCGAATTGCCCATGGACGAAAACTTCTGTAGTTCTAGAAGTGATCCGTCAGGCATCCGCACAGTTTTCGCGCGTAGCCCAAACAGGAGCTTACACCACTCGACAGGAAACAAAAGGCGAATTACGCCCATGCTAATCCTATCTGAGGCACTAGACAGGTCGAGAGTGACTGGAGAGTCCTCATCGTCCCGCAATGAGCCCAGAAAAGCCAGGTGCCGGTTAGGCATCTGATCAGATAAGTCGATGCCCCAAACGTCCCGTAATTGGCGACGAAAGAAAGCATCTACTCCTTTGGCCCTATATGTGCTAAGTGATGGCATTATCTCGATCGTTCTGTGTTCTTCACAGCTTTTCGGGACAAATTCTAAACGCGCCTCACAGTAGCTGGCACAAACACTTTGCACGCCGGTAGCCAGGAAGCGGAGAGGATCTCCACCAGTGGCTAAAAGCGACGGAGCTGTTTCTTCCAGAACTTGAATATCGTGTTCTGAAAGCACAGAGTGGCATAGCTGTTTAAAAGCAGCGTGGCCCTCCGAACGGACATGCGAAGCATCGGCACCAGGACCGAAGCCATACCCTCTCGCTAAGTTATCATCGGTAGGAGGTTTATCCCCAACAAGAGCTAAAATTTCGGCTCTCAATCCGACGAACAGTGCTGCCAATTCGGGGTGCTTGTTTGAATGAGCATGGGTAAGGATATCCATGCAGATCTGATTCATTTCCTTGCACCCATCCTCGGCCGCGAACCACTTCTCAAGCGCATTTGACTTGCACGCGTCTTCAAAAAGCGGAAATTCAACTTTCTTTAGAAGCGCGGCCATTTGCGCATGCCTGAAATACTGCTGAAGTGTGGCAGCGTCAGGCAAAGGGGACGTTGTAACATCCCGATAGTAGTTCGCAAAGCGAGTATGGTGTTTAATCGCCTCTGGTATGTCTTCAACCCTTGTCAGGGCAAAAGTGTTACCGTCGGTGATGAGACTAGAGGACAAAGCAAGAAACATCTCAACGAGATGTTTTCCTGTTAGCTGGACTTGGATGTCCGGCTTGTTCCAATTGGCCTTCCTCGTATGGGTCGAAGTGCTGACCCGAGGCGAGCTGGACATTTGTAATGCAGGTTGCATTATAGAGACTCCATGCTAAAAAGGATGTAACCAACGAGGAAAGAGCTAATGCGATTAGAGTTCCAATCGCAATACGAGCAAGAAGAACGATGAACTTCTCAAGCATCAAGGCAGACTCAAGGAGGTGAAAAACCCGTCCAATTGTGTGTCCACGATGAGTGATGCCATAATCTTCCGCTGGAGAGCGAAAGTCGCGGCATCGAAGTCCGCTTGGCGAGAGACATCGAGACGGAAAATAGACAAAGCATGACGAGTTTCCTCGTCAATAAAGCTCAGTCGAAGTTCGTTACGAGCATTGCCAATGTACGTCTTCGTGCGTTTGGGATAAACCCGCTTCAACAACAGGTGCCGAGGCACCACGAGTGTCGAATCCTGATAACCGTACTTAGTCGCGTCAGTAGACACGGCAGAGTCGGTAGTGAACACGTGGTCCGTTGCGTCAAAGTTGACGGTAATGGTAGCCATAAATCTCCTTAGGGTCGCCGCGATCCACCCTTATAAAGCTGGTGAATAATCGCTAGCAAGTCGAGGGTTTTGCCGCAATCGACGTTGAATGACCAGCCTAAATTCGGCAGGAAACTATCAACGCGCATGCGCCGAGTCATCTGACCTCGCTCAATAGTGGGTGAGTTAAGACGGTTTACATATCCGTCAACAACATAATCACCGTGCTGACCGAGTGTCGGATAGGTGTAGGTCGTTGTGATGGTACCAACGCTGGTAATCTTATTCCAGCCGATACGCTCATCAATTAAGGCATAGACCTGTAGTGCCTTTAGTGCGTCTCCCAGGTTGAGAAACCAGTCCAAAATGAAGGAGAACTTGATTAGTTCCCAGCCAGTTCCGACGACGTCAAGGGCCCCCCAGGTTCTTGCGAACTGAGAGAGGTTAACCCCGAAATCTGCGGTCTGCCCAGCGGAAGCGATGTATTCTGCTTTCCAAACTGAGGTGCCAGCTACGACTAGTCCTGCAGTCGAAGAACTTCCAATGGAAGTGTACGGCTGTGGAGCAAGTTTTTGCACGGCAGTTTTTACAGTCCGACGGTCGGAATATTTGGATTTTCCCGCCTCAACCCATGACATGACGTCATAGATAAACGGGCGCCAACCATAGCGTCCCTCTAACCAATCCTTTTCTGCCATATCCAGCATGGCCTTTCGGCCTTCCGGAGTCCGTAACTGCGTACGCGTAAGACGAAGTTTATTCTTCGCGTTGGTCAACGGATTGCGCAGTAATACAAGCGCTTTGTTGATCATCTTTACAGTTTTCGGTAGTTCAGCAGCCGAGACCAGAATACTGGAAATCCCTGTATTCAAATCCGCCGAGAGTTTTGTATGGGCTTCTGCCCACGTCTCGTCGTCTGGTCCTGGAGGAGCGTCAGATCCACATCTTTGGTAGATCTCTGCAACCAACGAAGCAGGTGACTTGCTTGCCCATGTTGTGGACGAGTTAACCAACTGTCGCGCTGCCGCAGTAACAGTGTTTCCGAGGTCTATAGTGGGCGGTACGCCCCCTGTAATCCAATTCACATGGAAACCCGTTGGAGAAGAATCCACGGGACCTGCAACTTGGAAGACTCCAGATTCATAGTTGTTACAGATTAGCTCACCCGCTGCCACTCTAGCTTTAAAGAGTGGGGTGGGGATATCACTGGTTTCTCTATAATAGAGATCGCCAGAGCTACTGTATTGTGATTTAGAGGTTCTTGTACGTGTGTAAGCCATAATTCCTCGCGGAACATGACTGTGCACATGTGAGCTAGTGCTTATCACATCCCATGTGGTAAGTCTAGACTCAGGATGGCCCATCGTGGG